TGTTTTTATTTTGCTTTTACAGGAGTCAAATAGTGAAAGTAAATTACATTACATAAATTAAATATCACGGGAAAATTTCTTGTGCTAAGGCACAACCGTTTCAAAAGTAGCAGCGGTCATCAAAGGAATTGAAAATTCTTCTTCGAATTGGCGCATAGTTTTGGCAGAAATCGGCACCGAATCTGGTTCATTAATGAAATGAGCACTATTCCATTTTGGGGTAAAGGAGAGTGGTCCTTGATACTTGGAGTAGAGTTTTCGGATTTCATACAATGACGGAAAGGGTGGCACTGTGGGCGTTGCAAGATCGGGCACTCCTTCTTCAAGGTCGTTGAGGAATTGGCGTTGGAAGTACAGATTTGCACGAACATCAGGTTTGTAATCAGATCGAAATATGTTATACACATCTTGGCAGAATGAGTGAAACATTATATCTTGTCCGGCGGATGCGTAGGCAATTCCGGTTGCTCTGGCAGACATAGTGTGTGCTTTAAGGCCATTCTCTGGAAAACAGAGTTGGGCAACAAGCTTGTGGATGTCGCGTTTTGGTGAGCCATAGTTACATTCGTAACCAAGGGTCACAATCTTCGAGCGCAATGACGTTAGTATGCATTTGGTCTTTGAAAGGACCATATTGTAGCGTGCTAACGCATAGGTTTCAAGAAAGGTGATGAATTTATCAATTCTATCAATGGCGAGGTTTGTCATTCCAGTATTATCATCTCCTAAAATTAGAAGTTGAAACTTAGAAATTTCATCGTCAGTGAATTCGAATTCTATCATGGCATCAATTATTAAAAATAGATTACCAAAAGAATCGAGATATTGAGTGTTATATAAACCAGAAGGTACACCGCAATGCGTTCGGCGATATGCATATCCATCGGGTAGAAGGAAAGTCATATTATTGTACCAGGTATGGAGAAAGTATAATAAATTATCCATTCTAGAATATAATTTGTGTTCATCGAGATCTGGGTAGGTGGGGTATTCATATGTTGGCTGGTATCCATGGTTAATTACTATTAAACTTCGAAGGAAATCAGTATAGTATATGTCAGTGATTACACGTGGTAGTCTTTGATCATAGCTTGACCAATCTAAAGAAAAGAAGGTCGAATACGAGCGAGCAAGGCGGTCAATATAATGGTTAGAGCCACGAATGGTTTCTAATCCATACATAATACAGCATGAAGATTTTCTAGCTTGAATCGTTAACGGGAAAGTCAACATTAATTCAATAATAATGAAAATATCATCAACGGCATAAACGGGTCGAACTTTTAAGGTTCCACTTCGTTTTGAAATGTGGTTGCGAGTGAATAATAACGTCGGATAGTCGTTAAAAAATTGATTAGCTTTACTAATGTAGAGGTTAATCTGTTCATCAGTGAGGTCAGATTTAGGGCATGCGAACTGCATGTTAAAAGGAAGACCATAGGTTTTAATCAAATGGACTAAAGTGCGAGCATTCTCATAAGTAGCGTTGTAGAAATAGCCTTTTGAAGTTGATTTCAGGGCATATTCTTCAGGGTGAGAATATTTTGCATGTGCTCTCTGTTTGAAAGAGTAGCGATTGTGGTAGCCAGTTCCAGTTACAAGTGGGGTTTTGCAATACTGGGTATCAACAAAATGGATCGGTAGGTAAGGTTTAACATCAAGGAACTTAAACAGATGTTTGAGAATTTGTTGTTTGCGATCTTCATCAATGGGAGCAGATGGAATCTGTTCTGTATTAAAATCGTTGAATGTAGCTTCGACAGTTCCAATAGGGCGGCAATAATCATGGAGGACAGATAAGTATGCTGGGTAAGTCGACATAATAAGGTTGTAAATCCTTGGATCGAGTGGGTATACTTTAGTCTGGTCTGGTTGATCAGGGTCGGGG